GATGAGGTGATCTTAGTAGTATCTCCAAATCTTTCAGTCTTCTCTTGTAGTCTAGTCTTGATCCTATCGTAAGTAAGCTTAGTCTCATACAAAGAAAGAATCTTATCAAAGGAACCTTCAGCCCCCTGGTAGTCATCTTCAAGTAAGTTTGAAAGTATGTCAGTTACCTTATTGTTGGTAGCCTCTTCAAAAGTCTTAATGTTCTCAAGGACTTCTGCATCCTCAACAATAATCTTGCTTAACTTTAAAGTTGGCTTGAAAGTGTACTTACCACTAATCACCGAACCATTCTCAGTTAAGTAGGTAGCTACACCCTCCTCAGCAGAAAACAGTTCAACGTTCTCTCTTAGAGTACGAGCCAAGTAATCCCCAATTTTAATTAGGTTGCTAAACTCTTTTCCACGATTTTCAATCAGATTCGTTAACATGATAAATATATTTATTCAGAATTATTTAGCCCTTTCTTTAGGGGATCTTTTGTTAAAATGTTCTTTCTCTCCCATATCCTCAAGTAATTTGATCAATTCATGATCACAACCTGATTCAATTGCTAAGGACTTCATAGCATCATAGTCCAGAGATTCTGCGGCTGGTGCAGGAGGAATCCCCTCTTCACCCGGCATTGGAGGCTCGCCCATTGGGGGTGCGCCACCCATCATAGGATCAGCAGGAGCCATCATTGCTGCGAACACAGGATCCTTCTGATTTTCCTCAAGACCCTTCTTGGCATCTTCAATCTCAGCATCCGACATCTGGTAGTAATCTTTATAGATTTTTTCGATTGGGAAGATACCAAGACCCTTTACGGCTTGAACCACTCTAGCTTTCTGCTCGTCAGTGTCCAACATTCTCTTAAGAGCCATGTCAGATGGGGCGGGTAGCTTAATCTTTAACTTATCAATGAGCGTAGTTGGGAAGCCCTTAAGCATTAAGTGCCTCTTAGCCAATGTCTCTAAGCCAAGCTCAATGGACTTTTGAATCCTAGTAATAACTCTAGAAAACTTTACATCTAATTGAGATAGGTTAGCTTTGCGCTCAGGGGCTTGATCCTTCTCAACAATGTAATCCTTTGGAATCTTAAGAGCAGCTAAAAGCTTATCCCTGAAGTATTTAACATCATCAACTTCACCAAGGTTCTCTGCCCCTGGAAGAGTTTCAATCTTAGTCCCGGTTCCCTTTCCGTTGACCGCAATGTAGAAGTCCTCATCAGCAGCTAAAGCATTAAAGTTTTCTTCAATATTGCCTGTTTGGGAGTTGTAGCTCTTACGCTTCTTAAACTTATCCATCTGCTTCTTAATATGCATTTCAGCCTTAGAAGCAGGCAGTGATCCGGTATCAATATAGAAGATACGACGCTCAGGAGCACGAACCAGACGATAGATAAGCATTGCATCTTCCATCATCTTAAGGCTCTTGTATGTTACTCTAGCAGCCGCTGCCACCGACTTACCGTAGGGATAGTGAGTAGGGTCTGAGGTATGCAACCTTAAATGAATGATCTGCCCAGGATCTAAAGGAATCATCTGAGCGTCATCAAGTGCTGGGCCGATAGTGCCATAGGTTGTCCAATCGTTCTTCTTAGGAATCTCCTGCAAGTATTGCTTTAGATAACCAAACTCGTCTTCAACCCTAAAAATATAACTTGGGTTAAGAATCTTAATCCGTTGGATACCACGCTTAACATTGTTGAGATCAATAATGGTTTCAACGAAGATATCCCCATACTTAACAACATTTCTTGAAATGTCCCAAAGGTATCGATTCATGTTTGTTTGTTCAAACATGTTCTGAACCTCTTGCTTACTCATCTCATCGTCAGTTACAATATCCCAAGCTGTGCCATCAAGGTTCTCTTGAGTACACTCATCACTATAAATATCAAAGGCAGATGAGATCTCAGGATATCCATCCATATCCTCATACTCCTTATATCTCTTCTTCCTATCATACTCTACTGCGGGTAGGATCGGATAGAACGTCCTTTTATGGCCCATCTCAGATGGGATTTTAATAACATCTTGAGCTTGGACAGTATCGCCAGCGAGATTCTTAGGCTTATCAACCAACCGTCTGGTGATTGGATCCTGGTATTGATCGTCGGTGTGATCCTCGACCTCACGAGCAAAGAATTTCTTAAAGAACCGACCAATCAGACCNAAAGGTTGATTATAAGGTTGTTGAGGGCTTCCAAATTGGGTGTAGCCTTCANCCCCTTCGTTTAGTTTCTTAGCAGCCATGTAATGTTCTCTTCTGTTAATTCATCCGCAGATGTCTTCACTTTATATGTATAAGCGTTACTGATAGCTGGTGGGATATAAGTGTCATCTTCTCCCTTTTCTATGAAGGCATTTCCTCTTAAGTTATTAAAAACGTTGATAGCAGTGGCAAACGACATAATTAAATCNTCATGACAGTTAGTATCGGGCTTGACCCTACCCGTGTCNGAATCTATAATGAATGTTAAAAGTTCATTAATGAGTCTCTCCGAGTTAATTAAAACCCTACCTGACCTTATGTTATGCTCAAGATCGGCTAATAAAGTCTCTTTATTTTTCTGAGTAATCATAATTCCGATCTCTCGTCTGTCATCCATCACCAAGTTTTCATACTCTAACTCCTCTCTTAGAAAGTAAATTAGATTGTTGCCAATGCCATTTCTCTCAGGACATACGAAGGCGGTATTGTATAGCCGACCCTCATCTGATATGATTTTAGCAAATTCATTGATAGGTGTTCTATTCGAGTAAAACTCAGCCACCTGCTTACCATTATAGATGTCAATGATGTGAAATGCAGAATAATCTCTCTCACGGCCAATTGAAGGGTCAGCAGCTAAGACGTATTCGTGATTAGGCTTGGGGTCCTCCCAAATACGCATCCTATTGTTGTATTTAATCCAGTAATCATTGTTACAATTTTCTTTCAAATTACGTAGGATCTCCCCCTCGATATAAGTCTCACCAGTACCTAGGAAGCTAGCTTCATACTCTTGTAACCATTCCTTGTAGCTATGCTTTCTTCTGGTCTGATGCTCCCACTTATCAACATCAATGGGGGGATTGCACGACTCCATTTCCTTATACAACCATTCAAACCCTTTGTGTCGTTTATATTCTGGGTGCTGCTGCCATTTAATATCAATTGGGTGGAATCCGTTATCACCCTCCATTGCCTGTGTATACATTTTATGGAACCAGTTACCAATACCGTTAACCGTAGATAAACAAACAACACGGCCCCCTGTAGATGTTGTAGGGCCAACAGCAGCCCAAATGGTATCAATATGCTCAATAAAAGCTGCCTCATCAAGAATTAACAACGAAGCAGATATTGAACGACCTGATTGTTTACCTGATGCTTTGGACTGAATTGATGAACCATTTTCAAAAGAAAGGGTGTGATCATTGTCTCTGGTGGTCTTAGGCTTCATCCAGAACGGTAATTCCTCATACATGATCTTTACACGAGAAATAACTTCTTTTGCTTCAGCATCACCCTTAGATAAGATAGCAACTCTCTTGTTTGTACCAAATATGCAAAAGTGTAATGCATATGCAGCCATTAGGGTTGTGCAACCTGCTTGTCTAAACTTCCTTAGGATGGTTAGGCGATAATCTTGGAATTCATCCAGAATACGAGATTGAAACGGGTAAAGTTTAAAGTTAACCATTCCACGCATTGGATGCACAACTTTAATGTAGTTGTTTGTAAAATATTCACAGTCACGAGAACATTTTTTAAATTCTTCTGAAATTCTTTCGAGATCCTCGCTATTATTATTAGAATTCATGATTTACCTAAGTATATGTACAAGACAAAAAGAAGAAGATAAAGTAAGTAATACTCTTCAATCACTTATTGATTATAGTAATATTACATCTATAGGATATCCTAAAGTAGATATGAAGTGTAAGATTGCTACTAATGCACCTTCGATATATGAAGGTCACACAGAAAATATTAATTGGTCATTCTTGACTGATGACGATATTGTGGTGTTTGTACATGATGATGTAGAGATCCTGTCTACNCCAGACAAGTTTAAAGAATATATAGAAATTGCGAGAAAGCCTGGAGTAGGGTTTGTNGGGGTAGCTGGTGCTGCCANCTTCCAGANGGATGGTGCTTGGTGGACGGCTCGAAACTCAGGTCACGCAAGAGGATTCGTGTGGCAGGGTGTNGATGATCAAACAATGTCACCTAACTACTTTGGTCGATCAGGACAAGTAATTGTTCTCGATGGATGTTTGATTGCAGCCACGTATAAAACAATAAAGAAGGTAGGACTTGATCAGCCAGACTACCTATCTAGTGGTTGGGACTTTTATGATATCCATATGACCTTCACGGCACATTATAAGGGTTATTCTAACTATGCAGTGCCTATAATGATTAGGCATGAGTCTGACGGCCAGATGAGAGAAGGGTGGTATAAGGCGAAAGATGAGTTTATGAAGAGATGGAATAAAGACATTCCTTGCTCCCTTCCGATGGATAAGACTAACGGATTACCGAAATGAGTTATTTAGTAGATGTATTAGTTTGGGTTATGGCTGTGTTTGGGACAACCACGATTGTTGTTAACAGCACAATAATGGAACCTGTTAGGAAATTAATTACTAAGGTGGTTCCACCCTTAGGAAAACTCGTGAATTGTTTCTTATGCACTAGTTTTTGGGCTGGCGTATTTTGGGCTACACTACACTGGAATCCTTTCCACCAATTAGGCACAAATGAATACCTAGGTGCATTGTTTGCAGGTTGTATTGGAAGCGGATCCTGTTGGATCATGTATTTAAAGATCTTCCCATTGATGCAAGGAAAGTGACGCGGATAATTACTTTGAATACGGTTCGTATCTCAAAGATAACATTATGAACAGTAAAACATTTTTTATTGATATTGATGGGACTATACTACGTCAATTGGATAGCTTCACAGAAGTGATGAAGACTGACAATATCCCTACGTTACCTGACGCAGCAGAAAAGATCTGTAAATGGCATTGCCAGGGTCATAGAATCATTATCACTACAGCTAGACCAGAATCCATGAGAGAGCGTACAATCAAGCAATTAGATAACGCGGGTATCATGTATGATCAGCTTGTAATGAGCCTTACAAGCGGTTGTAGGGTGCTTATAAACGATTATGAGCCAGACACTGCTGCCAAGGCAGAAGCTAGGAATGTAAGACGTAACATGGATGGTCTGATTAATGTAAACTATATTGACTAGGTCAATTATACATGTTTACTTGAACTATTTTGAATGTTGGTCTAGTATCACTACTACCACCACCCCCAGTTGTGAATGATATTTCATAAGGTCCAGCATCGAAAGGTGTTGAACCTCTATCATGTCCTGCTAGGTCTGGAGATGGGAGAGTGACATTTGATACGAAACCACTTGCAGCGTTGTTAGTAGAGTTCCATAGCCTTAAGTCCATGGTTCCCCCAGCCAAATCATAAGGACTGTTACCTATAGTTGGACCTGAAAACCCTATCTCCCCATTGGCAGGTTCTATACCATATACAAATGTAGCAGGGGCACTGACATTAGTTTTAATGCCTCCTTTGTCGGTTGTCCAGTTATCAACAACGGCATCCGGTTCGTTTGTAATGTAATCAATGGCTGCCCCAGATGTATACCCAGGTTGTTGAGCCGTAACAAATCCGTTAAAGTTATTTATACTCGCAAAAGAGTGAACAATACACCCACTTGCATGTATTCTAAAACTTGAATCGGGGTCCCTATTAGGGCATAAAAAAGAATTCGTTCCGTAAAAAAAGGAACACGCACGCGCATTTACAGTTACATGGCTTTCGAAAGAATTACCACCAGGGAATTGCCGTAATAAACGCCTTCTTGGGGTGAATATAGTATTGGTAAAGTTAAACGTTTGTTCTCCTGTATTGTTAATATTGTTAGAGCCACAAGATAGCACTCCGTTTTCACCGCTGTCTGAAGGAGAACCTGCTCTACAGTTATTCATATTAACTGTAAGATTTTTCGAAGGGTCCTCGGCATCGCTGCTGATACTAATGTTAAAAGCCATATTTCTATAGTCATTAACAATAATATCTAAATTATTAAAACTAATAGTTTTATCTTCTCCTTTGGCTTGAAATTGAAAAGCATCGTTATTACCTCCGATGGAAGTACCCCCCATTATTAATGCTCCGTTCAAGGGTCCTGATCCTGTAAGATTAGTTGAAGATAGTGTAACAGTCAGGTTAACATCGTCATCAATATTTCTTAAGTTCCCTCCAAAAGGATGATTTCCATTGTGTCCGTCAGCACTAGATTGAAAAACAACACGAAGCTCATCACCAGTGCTGTATGTTGGTGTTGCAGTGCCAGACGCAGCAATCCACAATGCAAAGGTATCGTAATCACCGCTCGTATTCACGTTGGCTGTACCGGATCCAATATAATCAGTATACTGAGTCATTAGGTTATCCCCTCCTCTGATAGCACGGATTCATCATACCCGTCTGACCATACAACACTGGACAATAATTCTGATTCAGTAACAGAACATCTACCACTTGCATCAATAGATTCCTGACAAGAATCACTTAGAGCAGATACTTCAATACTGAAATAGTTTTTGACAACAGGCAACGCAGAAAACGATGTCATTTCTTGTTGAACTGAAAGTAGCAATTCCGATTTACTGAGATCGATGTCTAAACATTTTAATGTAGGGCAAATAATGGCACTATCCCAAGATTTCTCAACCACCTTACGCCCAGTAGAAATACCATCCTCGAATACATCTGCAATATATTTTATATTCTTTGAAAAGAAGATTTGAGCCATAACATGATTATATAGGTTCGAATTTTTTTCCAAGAATAGTAAATACTTATGGAGCTTTACTATGCGAATGTTTCCCCAGAGTCTTCGAGAGAGGTTAGCCTCACTTGAGTCTTCGATCTCATGGCTGATGACAATGACCGATTCAACCATGAAGTACCGTCACTTACCTAACTCAGAAATACAGGTATTGAGGGAAAGGGTAAATCTCCTAAATGAAACGGTTGACGAGATTTACAGCCGCTTAAACAATTGTGAAATTGAATAAGAACAGTAAAAGACTATCATATTCATCATGGAATGCCCTTCTGAAGTTAAATCGCAGCTAATTGATTACATTAGGGAAAAAGCGTATCAAGGAGCTAAAGCAGAGTTTTTAAAAACAAATTTAGCTAACTCCGATATAACTGCTATATCTTTATTCAATGCTGCTCAGATGCTTATTCCACCCTTGTTAAATAGGACTAAAGAGGCATGGGATTTAGAGGATGGGAATGAGTTGTTCCCATTCCCCCTAACATTAGATGATGTCCTACTAGATGAAAAATACTAGTAGCCTAGGTAATCCATAACTCCCATCCACTTTGGAGCCGTTGTCCTTGGTTGGT